CTTGGTCGCAAACATGAGCGTGCCCGACTTGAGCCACGGCTCGAAGGTATCGTCCGGCATGTAGAATGCGAACGCCGACTCGTCGTCAGCCAGCTGGGGCGGCGCCGGCACGAACGCCTCGCGTCGCGCTGATGACGCAGCCTGCAGCGAGGCAGGTAGAGACGAGACGTGCTTCAGCTCGACCGTCGTGGCCCGCATACGGCCGTTACGGTCCCGCCGGGCACCGCCGTCACCATTCTCTTCGACTTCACCCTCTGCCAGCGGCTCCATCTTCGGAGCGCCGAGAGCCTCAGTCACCTTGCGTGGGATCGGATACCCGGAGGCATCCGCAATCTTCTGCAGAGTTTTGAGGGTCGGGATAAAGGGATGTTCCGGATCGTTGATGAGGCGTAGGATTGTCGACGGTGCGAGCTTTGCTTCTCGCGCGAGCCGAGTCCCATCCCACTTCTTCCGGTCGAGGATGTGATCGATCCACTCGATCACAATCTTCTTCGGGGATTTCATTTCTAATACCGCTTCAGACACTTGGCGGTCCTCCAATAGCATAAATGCGCAGTGCAAACTGGTAACAATGAAAAGTCAGCGCTGACTAACATCAGCGGCAGCACGGGCTCTAAGCAAATTCAAAATGCAACTTGTCAACATTGTTCCGCGTTCCTCCGTTTGCACGGATGCTAACGCGACTCAGTAAGGCTGGTTTCGCTTGATTGCAAACGATTTTTTGTTCCGGGTCTGTTCGAAGACCCGAAAATAGCGCGAAGCAAGCGAAACAACAGATGAAGGTTGAGGTTCCGTTAAAACACCGGAACCCCGGCAGCTTTCCAAAGCGCCATCAGTTGCTTGAATTGCTCCGTTTTGATTCCGGCGTGGCAAACCGCTGTGGCGTCCGCAACATGCTCATTGTCTTCGTGCAAATCCCCGGCGCTCCGCCGCTTCTCGCCGCGGTAGATCACGTCTTCGTGATATCTGAGCCAGTCGATCTGTGGATAACGGGCGCCGGCCCAGGCGATGATCTCGGGCTTCTCCGCCTTTGGGTTCCCGATCGCGGCTTTGGTCTCGGCCGGCATCACCTGGATGATAGGGATCGGGCATGAAGCCAGGACGCCCAGCGCGACGCCGAAGCCCAGTGCAGCGCGCTGCCCCTGCGTTCCGGTAGGGATTTCACCGAAGGCGACAACGCACCCGGCGATAGCCTCGTGGAAGCCGTCGTGCAGCTCCTTGGCGCGGCGCAGATCGTCGCTGTTCTTCCGGACGACCTTGCGGGCCTTCTTGTCGATGGGGCGCGTCACGAGCGTCCGCACGGCCTCCAAGGACAGCTCCAGGCTGTCGAGGTCGAGACGCATTCTGGCGATGCCGAAGTTGGCGAAGGCCGGGTCGAGACCGGCCACGAGGATGGAACCCATTTTTGGTGTGACTCGAGTTGTGCAGCCACGACATTTCGTGGCTTGCATTTGCATTTGCTTTCCTGCAAATACACGAACCCGCCACGCGGGTCAAATCCAAGGGAACTACGAGATGAGCTTCGACGCACAAGCCTGGGCGAGAAAGATCAAGACTGGCAGCACGCTCCGCAAGGCAGTGCTGATGTCGATCGCCAACCGGGCCAACGATGCTGATGGCGCATGCTGGCCATCGCAGCAGCGGATCGCCGACGAGGTCGAGGCGTGCCCGCGCTCCGTCCGATACGCACTGGCCGATCTGGAAGAGATGGGCCTGATCCGCCGCCAGAAGCGCCGCGACACCACCGACCTGATCTTCCTGAACATGGAAGACCCCGGCGACGTCGTGCCGCCGAAGGCCCGCGCGAAGGGCAAGGCCGCCAACGACAACCAGCGGCAAGAGATGCCGCGGCAAGAGATGCCGGAGGGTGCGGCACAGGATGCCGGTGACCAGCGGCAAGAGATGCCGGGGGGTGAGGCAACTGGTGCCGGTGACCAGCGGCAAGACGTGCCGCCTAACCTATCAGATGAACCCACACTGAACCCATCAAGAGAACCCAAAGCTAACCGGAAGCGGAAGACCGCTCCGTGGCCTGAGGACTACCGGAAGCAGTTCTGGGATCTCTACCCGAAGAAGCGAGGCGACAGCAAAAAGGCTGCGCTGACCAAGCTGGACAAGGTCCACGACGACGATGAGGTCGAGTTCATCGACCTGATGGCCGGTCTCCGCTTCTACGCCGACCGCATGAATGCTGCGGTCAAGGAGGACGCGAAGAACGAGAAGTACATCGCGGCCGGCGCCGTCTGGGTCAATCAGGAGCGTTGGGAAACCGAGCGTGCTCCGGAGCGCACGAGACCGGGTCGCCCCGGGATGGCGATCTGATGGCCAGCGTCGACGTTGAGAAAGTCCTCAGCAAGGCCGGCATCAAGCTGAAGTCCATCAAGATGGGCACGTCGTACGCGATCTGCCCGAACTGCTCTCACAAGCGGAAGGGCGCCCACAAGAAACTCAAATGCCTGAGCGTCAAGATCGACGCCTCAGGTGTCGTCTGGAACTGCCACCACTGCACCTGGAGTGAATACGAGAATGCTAAGCGAGAAGCACGCAAGGGGGATCGAGGACCGCGGCCTCAGCGTGGAAATGTCGGCGGATATGGGGATGTACAGCGGGCGTCTCTCGCGAGATTCGCAGGACAACCTCGTCGTTCTGCCGGATGAACGCGGCAACGTCCTGTGCTTCCCCTACTTCGAGCACGGCGTTGAAGTGAACGCCAAGTACCGGTGGGCGCAGGATGGCGAGCGCCGGTTCATGCAGAAGAAGGGCGCCGTGAAGACGGTCTACAACGCCGACGTCCTCTTCAACGAGGACACGATGGCGCGTCTGGAAGCCGGCACGGATTCCCTGATCTGGACCGAGGGCGAGTTCGACGTCCAGGCCGGCAAGGAGTCCGGCTATGAGACGATCATCTCGGTCCCGGATGGAGCGCCGCCTGCCCGCGACAAGCACGGCAACCTCATCCCCGTGCGGGATGACGCCAAGGACATCGACCCCGAGGACGACGACAAGTTCTCGTTCATGGTTCGGCTCCTGCAGCCGATCATGGCGGTGAAGTACCACATCATCGCGACTGATGGCGACGAGCCCGGTCGCCGGCTGGCGAAGGAGTTGGTCAGACGCATCGGCCCCGCGAAATGCTTCTGGATCCAGTATCCGGAAGACGAGGTGGTTCCCGACAAGAAGACCGGCGAGCTGAGACGCTGCAAGGATCTGAACGAGGTCAAGAAGTACCTGGGTGCGGAGAAGGTCCGCGAGGTCATCGAGAATGCCAAGGAGTGGCCCGTCAAGGGCCTCTTCAAGCTGTCAGACTATCCGGAGATCGCGATCCCCGAGATGGTCGAGGCTGGCATCTCGAAGGAGCTGGACGAGAAGATGAAGTTCTACCAGGGACAGTTCATCGTCTGCACCGGCATCCCCAACGTCGGCAAGTCGACCTTCATGAACCAGGTCGCCGTCAAGCTTGCGATGAGACACAAGTGGCCGATCGCGATGTTCTCAGGCGAGAAGTCGGTGAAGCCGTTCCTGGCCTATGAGCTGATGACCGCGTTCCTGGAGAAGGAGCGCGCTGCGTGGACGCCTGAAGACCGGAAGAGAGCCGAGGCATTCGTCGAGCGCTACTTCTACTTCATCGACTACGACGACGATAACGACGACATCGAGGTCGACCTGGACTTCGTGCTCGACCGGGCTGCAGCAGCTGTCTTCCGCTACGGCGTGAAGATGCTGATGATCGACCCGTGGAACGAGCTGGAGCACAACCGGCCCAACGCCATGTCGCTGACTGAGTATGTCGGCAAGGCGATCAAGAAGATGAAGCGGTTCGGCAACCGGTTCGGTTGCGCGACCTGCGTTGTAGCGCACCCGACCAAGCTGGAGGGCAAGATGATCCCGGGGCTCTACAACATCTCGGACTCGGCACACTGGGCGAACAAGCCGGACCTCGGCGTGGTCGTGCATGCCTGCCGACCGGACGAGGCGCCGAACGAACGAACCATCTTCATCCCGAAGGTGCGCCTCAAGCGCATCGCCGGCAACACGGGCTCGGTCGACGTCGGCTTCAACGAGAAGACCGGCCTCTTCACCAAGCTAGATTTTTGATTTCCCGCTTGCATGAATGCAAACGGGATGGTAATGCAAACGGAGAAAAGGAGACGACATGTCAGTTAACAAAGCGATCATCATGGGCCGCCTCGGCAAGGATCCCGAGATCCGCGCTGTCGGCAATGCCGACGTCGCGAACCTGTCGGTTGCTACCAGCGAGCGCTGGAAGAGCAAGCAGACGGGCGAGTGGGAAGAGAAGACCGAGTGGCACCGCGTCAACGTGTGGGGCGAGAAGGGCAAGGGCACCCTCAAGTTCATCGAGGACAATCTCCGCAAGGGCGATCAGGTCTACCTCGAAGGCTCGATCGAGACCCGCAAGTGGAAGGACCAGCAGGACGTCGAGAAGTTCTCGACCGAGATCAAGGTCGGCGCCTTCAACGGCACCGTGCAGAAGATCTGGGAGAAGAACGACAACGAGCGCAGCGGCAACGGTCGTGATGACCGCGGTGGTCGCGATGATCGTGACGACCGTGGCAGCCGCTCGTCGAGCCGTGATCGTGACGATCGTGGCGGTCGCGATGACCGTGATGATCGCGGTGGCAACAACCGTGGTTCGTCGAGCCGTGACAACCGCGATGACCGTGGTGGTCGCGATGATCGCGGCGGCAACGGCACCAGCCGCGGCGGCGGTCGCAGCGACATGGATGATGACATCCCCTTCTAAGAGCTGAGCTTCCCCGTTGAGCGGGGAATATCGAGGGGCGCCCTGATCTGGTTGTGCGTGCCAGGGCGCCCCTTTTCGCATCACAGACATTTGCTTGAATGCAAACCGAGGGCTTATGAGACATCAGTTCACCACCGTGCTCCCCTTCCTGGCCGACGAACTGGCCGCGAAGGCTGGCATCGAGATCATCCCCTGCACCTGCCCGGCCGGCGGCCCCTGCCTCGGTCTCGAGGATGAGCCTGTTGCCACCATCCTGATCTTCACCGCCGACAGCGATGAAGACGACAACGAGGGCGGCCCATCTGGCCTGCTCGACGATCCCGAGGATCTCGATGACGACCTCGACAACGACGAGGACGACAACTTCGAGTTCGAGCTGACGCCGGAAGGCATGGCCGAGATCGAACGCGAGCAGGACCGTCAGGACGTCTCGCACCTCGGCAAGATCGTGGACAAC